TAGAATTATTTACGCCACCTATTGAACCATCCGTATATGAATCTAAAGTAATAGTTACTTTATATAGTTTTCCATTTTCTGTGATATTATACCGAATTAATTGCTTATTTTGTGCATTTATAGCAGTTAATTTTCCTGTATTAGTTGTGTTTATATCAACTGTTCCTGTACCAAGAAACCTAATATAATAATTCGCATCATCAAAAGATGGATCACCAATTAACTCACTACCCAACTTCTTCTCACTATGGTCATACACAATGCTTTGTGGACTTTCTGGGTTACCTTCACACATTGGATACCAAGCTTTAAGATTTGATTGTATTGCACTTGAAGCAGATTGCTCTGGCTTTAAATAAAGTTCCTGTACTTGAGAATCTGTTAATATACTTGAAGTCAAAAATATTTTAAAATCAGACATACTTCCATTAAAAAATCCGTTATTTGTGGGATGACCACCTATTGCACACGCTTCACCTACTCCACCATCTTTAATATCTGCTAATGTTGTAGTAGCATTTAATGTGTAAGATAAAGTCTGATTTTCTCCATTAATATATATTTTATTTACATCTGCATTCCACGTATAAACAATATGATTCCAGTTTCCAACAGATATAGAATCATTTGGAGTAGTAATTATATTAGTTGCAGAACCAGTATAAACACCAATTTTAACAGCTTTATTGTGGTCAAGAGTAATACCGAACCAAATATTTCCTCTTGAAATAATAGTTTGATTTCGCCAGTAATATTGTGCGTGGTTTGAACTGCTAATAGCAGTTGTATTTACCCAAACAGATATTGCTCCTACATTTGGATTGTCTAAAAGAGAAGTTGATAAAATTAATTTATCTGATGCACCATCAAACACTAATCCTCTACCGCCATATACCTCGGCTCTTGAAGCCACATCTGCTGTAAGTAGTGGAGTGTCTGTTGAAATTGTCGTAGCCATTATTTAAGAACTCCTGTGTTTGAGGTTACTTTTTGTATACTAAAGTTTTTAAATTTTTGTACATCTTCTCCAGTACGACTTGCATTTCTGTACCACATTGGTATTCTATAACCCGAAACAGTTGTTAACACATAATAATTTGTAAATGTTTGATATTCTGTTGTTAATGTTATATCTGTATTTGTAATTACATTACCTTGATTATCTTTAAATTTAAGAGTATTGCCAAAACCACTTGCGTTAGTTACTACCTTTGCTTCAAAACTAATTTTTGCTAAATCGCCATCTGCATAGCCTAATGAACTTGAAATTCCAAACCCCGCTAAATTCCCAATATTCATCCCTACATTATCACCAGTTGGAATAGTTAATGTTACTTCATTATTTGCTACTGAAACTTGACCATCATTATTTGAAGCAAAATTATCAAGACTTACAAATGTATTGCTACCTAATGTCTCTCCAGTAGTTACATCATTTGTAACGCCATTTGCTGAACTATCAGCATCAAGAGGATAATACGCTACAAGGTCGTTAGTTACTTCTTTGACTGAAATGTTGCTTAAAACTGCTGTATAAGCTGTACCACCATCAAATGCAATTTTTTGTGAGCCACTTCCAGAAACTAAATATATTGCATGACTTCCATTTGTGAAATCTGAAGTATTTTGGTCGCCACCACCACAGCTAATATAAACACTACCTCCTGTATGTCCTGTAACATCAAAAGAAAGTTTTACTAAATCACCTTCTGATACACCACTTAATACATTTGTATAAGATGTTGCAGTAGCACCACTTGCAGTTAAAGTTTCAGCACTTGAATCATAAGACCAATTAGTTCCTGCTGATATAGTTGTAACTAACTCACTACTCAATGTACTCTTAACATCTGCGGGTATCTTGGCATAGGAAGTGGATTCCATAACAGATTGGATTTTTTCTTGCGAAAGCACCCCTAACCAAACTCCAATTTGGCTTAATTTCCCATCAAAATAATTAGTGTATTCACCAATAATAACATCTGCATTATTATTTGTCATACCAGAAAAAGAACCAGTAGAATAATCTGCATTTGAAACTGCTATCCCATTTAAATATATTTCAATTCCACTACAAGCAGTTCCACCATCATAAGTAGCTGATATATGATGCCAACTTCCTGTTGTAATAGCTGAACTGTATTTTCTTCCAATAAACGCACTTGCAGTAGGGTTATATAAAGCAAAATTAAGATGGCTTGAACCATTAGTAAATAATCTCCATTCATAATCAGAACCACTTGAAGAACCTTTACCAATTATAGTTTTTGTTGCAGTAGTGTCATAATAAACCCAAGCACTTATAGAAAAGGGTTTTGTAGATGCAAAGCTAAAAATTGAATCATTTCCTAAATCCACATAATCAGAACTACCGTTAAACAAAGCACTACCATTCCCAATCTGCTCTGCAAAAGACTCTGCTATGTCTATTGCACGAGGTAAGATCGGTGCATTGCCACCATATACTGATGTGGTAGTTGTTGCTCCTGCAATTATTCCATCATTATTATTTTTAGAATCTGTAGTTACTTGTGGTTTTAAAGAAAAGTTATCAAGCCAAATAATTTCACCAACATCCATACCAATCATCGTAACATAATTAATAGTACTATTTGTTGCTATAAATGTAATTGATTTTGAAGTAAAACTTGTTTCAGTAACCGCTACACCTACAGCTGGACCTCCAATGTTAACTTCTACAGATGAACCGCTATTCACTTTTGCATCAAAAGTAAACTTATATGTTGCTCCAACTATTAAATTGTCTGACAAATCACTTGCATTTTTTAACCATACATAAGCACCTTTGGCATCCGCATTACTTATTGGTCTTGAAATCTTTAAAACACCAGAATCATTATCCATTCCATTGTTACTGTTGTACTTTACCCAAGAGTATGTACCACTATCAAATGAACTTGCATCTGCATCCCATAATTCACTACCATATACGATTTCTGTACTATCCAACGCCCACCAACTAACTAAACTTGTTTTTTCTACAGAGCCTAACTGACTGTAAGACTTGTTCATAACGGATTGGATTTCTTCGGGTTCAAGCTCTCTATTCCAAATGGCTAAATTGGATAAACTACCATTCCAATAATATTCACCACCATATTGCGCCCTACCTATTACATGCTCATCTCTTGAATTAGTACCCGCCCAAGTATTGCTTGTATCTTGACCAACTAAAACACCATCAATATAAATTGCCGAACAAGTGCTTGTATCTTTTTTTATAAGAACTGCATGATGCCATTTATTATCATTATATGTTCCTGTAGTTCTTCTATCTACACCCCCAGTATCAGCACAATTCATTTGAATATGACCATCCCACATACCTATTGATATATAATTACTTGTTCCATCTACATTTGTATAAACTGCTCCATTATCTTCTACTGATGCCTTAAACCAAAAAGCAATAGACCAAGTACCAGAAGGACTTAATGCTGACAATGATATATAATCATTACCATCAAACGATGTCGAACCTTCTGATGGAAATGCAAGTGTGTCTGACCTATTTGATTTGAAGTCGAGATATAGCTTGAGGTTGTCCTTGACGTATTGAAGCACCGAAGCTGATGCTTTTGATATAGTATTTCCTAATCCTAACATTAAATCTTAATAGGTTTTTTTAGAGCTTCCATAACTGGGTCTTTTTTTTTACTCGGTTTGACCGCTTTCTTTTTTTTAACTATTTTCTTTTTTCCTGGCATTTTATATTCCTAAATAGATCATTACTTTTCCACTAGCTAGTTGGACACCTGTCCATCTTCCATAAATCGTACTTCCTTGTGGAATTGTGCTAGACCCAAATGAATCAGCATTTGTTCCATCGGCAGCAACACTTTGAGCCGTATAAGCAGTACTTTCGGCAGTTAGACCTGAACCAAAAACAGCATCTTCTAATACTTGAATTCCGATTACTACATAACCACTTGGAGGTGCGTATGCAGATGTATCACCCAAGAAAGCCGAGCCTACTTGACCGAATCCAACTTCATTAGAAAAATTCTGTCCTTCTTCGACAGTATATTTCTTTAAATTAATTGACATGATAATCTCCTATTTAATTGCATGAGGTTTACGAGGGACCATTTGTCTAATACCCCCAAATCGTTTATTTTGATACCTATACACGCGTCTTTTGAACTCACGCATGTGATATTGTGCTTTTTCATAATTCTGCTGATTTTCAGCAAATTTGCCCGTTACATAATCCACAACTGCTAAAGCAAGGTTTTCATCTACATCAATAGTGTCATCACCACTATTAATTGCAGTTGGCATTTTAGTAAATTCAAATTTTAATCCATTTGTAATCGCTTCATCAGAACTTTTGTATTCTAGTGTAGAATTGTCTTGTTTAAGCAAAGCAATCTTTCGACCACCAACATAATAGACCCAATTATTTTTCATACATCATCCCTATCATCGTTTAAAGTTTGAATTGTTCTTGCTATTTGTATGTATTCATCGTTTGTACTATCATAAATAAATACTTTTAATAAATTGATCATATCTGTAGGTAAATCATAATATCGTTTATTTTTTACAATATCTGTTGTTGCTTCTCTTGTTACATTGTCTTCAATCATAGTTTGTATTTCTCGAACGGCATCATTGATATAAGCAATAGTAAATCCTTCATCTGCTATACCAATTCGTTCCATTAATTCTTTTACGGTCACTGCCTAGCTCCTTCTTGTTTTTCTTCTTTACTTGGCATTTGATACGGCATAAATATTTGTTCATATTCTGCTTGTAATAATTGTTGTTGTTTTAATCTGCCATCAATTTTTTGTTGTTGTAATACGGCAAGTTCAGGGTCTTCATCTGTTACAATTAATGTATTAAGTGTGTCTGTATCAGTATGAATTAATTCTTGTAAAACTTTAATACAAGCGTATAAAATCGGAGCGCGATAATATTCTTCAGGAAAACCATCAATTGTACTTGCATCTAAACTAGCGTCTAAACCTGTTCTTTTAACTAGAGTTACAGTACCGCCTGTTGTTTCTATGGGGTCACCTGCAATTGAGTTTATACTAAATGAATTTGCTCCTATTTTTGTAACGGTTCCCGTCATACCATTAATTTGAGTCATTTGAACAAAATTAGATAAACTCACAACATCGCCTGTTAAAAAAGGATGACTAGTTTTACCAAAAACAGAAGGGTCGCCATTTTGTGCAGTAACCCCTGTAGATATTACAGAAGCAACAAGCTTTGGAATTTTTATATAAGTGACAATACCTTCATCCCTTATTTCTTGACCTGCACCACCTCGATGAGTTAATTGAGGCAAAATAAATACTTTTCCATTTAGTACATAATATTTAGGATGATAACTAGTTGCTCGTTTTAACGAACTTGAATCTTCTGCGATAAAACGGTCATTTGGATTAATTTGATTTGCAATTCTTTTACCAACATCATAAGCTGGAGATTCACTAGTTCCAGTATTTAATACTTTATCGTTCCTAGCAACAGAAATCAACATTCCTTGATTTTCAATAGAAATTCCATCATTTACATTTGCATTACCAGCTCCCGTACTATTGTCTTCTGTAATTGTTTCTGTTTCAAGTTTTGGAATAATTGAAGGATTTACAATTAAAAGACGTTGGGTAGCATCAATTAAACCTTGATTGAAATAATCGAGGGTATTGGTTCCTGCTGAACCGATGATTTCTGTGATCTGTGTGCTAAAGTTTGCCATGAGGAAGTGGGCGGGAGAGGAGGCTATCCCGCCCTTAACCTAGTTAGTTACTTCCAAACTGCATGAGCTTCAGGCATTAGACACTCAAGACCAGCCTCAGTTTGAATGAGGTCAATCCTTCTGTCAACACCAGTATTCTCAAGACTCTGAACACCTACATGGATTGCAGTATCACGATTCACACCGTTACCGACCAATGGTCTGTAAGCAACATGTTTCATGTTTACGGCTACCATCTTTGCACCTGCTTGTCCGCCATCAAGGTGGATGTTACGAGTAACATTCATATCTCCATAAGGAGTAGAGATAGTAGTAATGTTCAATCCAAATTTCTTGGATTTGCCTGTAATTGCCATATCAGCTCTGCCATACGAGTTACCTGAACTATCAGGTGAACTTGCACCAGGTTTTACCATGCCAACATTATTAGCAAAGTATCCACTGAGTTTATGGAGCCAATTGTAAATTGCAGTATTTGCAAAGAACACAGTAGCATTACCATTGTTATAGCGAGGGTCAAGATAACTACTCATATCGTCAAGAAATGAATCTTGAGATTTTGAAGCTTCAGCTAAAGAGAAAATATTTCCAGATTGGAGAATATAATCTACAATACCTTGCGTATAACGAGTAGTACCATCCACATACTTTCTATTAAATAAGAAAGCCTGTTCCATGTCATATTTATGCTCAATCAACTTTTGCTTCCAAATTCTAGCCCATTCATCAGGAACAAGCTTTAATTGAGTCGCTCTAGCTGTATTGGTCATCTGACAACTTGTCTTAAAGATTTGAGTTAATCCAAAAACATCGCTATATGGTTGGTCTTGCCAAGTGCTAGGGAATGAACTTCCTTCAGCATGAGCAGAACCTACTGCATAGACTTTACTAGCTTCATTTGTATTCAAACCAGAAGCTGACCAAGCACTACTTGCATAAGCTTGTCCAATAAAAGCAACTCGTTCATCGCCACTTACGACAATTGGTCTAATTACTTTTACTAAAACACCTACAGCTTCAGTATCAGTAGCTAAAGTTGAAGAACCTAGAACTTGACAAACAAAATAATCTGTTCTTACAATAGCACTATCTGTTGCCGAAGTTACTATGTTCATTGGAATTTTAAGTAGTTGCCCATCTAAAATCCAATTTGGCTTTGTGCCACTTGAACCCATAGCTATGCCTGTTTGACCAAGTACGCTTTGAATGTTACCTGCATTTTTGAAATCAGATTCCATCTTTACTGCAAAAATCTGACCTGCAGCTTGTTTTGCTACAGCAGGTATTGCATTAACTACGTAACCAGAATCAGTAGCTAAATTTGTAGATGCAGTAGCACCAGCTTGGTAACCAACTACATAACAATATCTTTTATGAAAGCTATGACGCATTTCAAGAGATTTAAACTCTGGGTCATCTGTTGGTTTTTTTGCCGCCATTGACAAAAAACGAAAAAACGGGGTTTGGTCTATTGCTAGTTCTGATACGCGGTCCCCGAACGCATACCGTCTTCTGAGATCACCGATGCCACTTCCACCTGTATCTGGGCTTGCACCCTTCGCGGAAGGAGCTTGGTCTAATGTACTAAGAAATAATGGACTGTCAGCCATTGTGTACTCCTTTTATCTTTTATAGATTATTTACAAAACAACCTAATCAAATAAAGAATCCACCTGATTATCCAACCCTTTTAATGCATCAAATACCGCATCATTGGGGTCTGTCGCCTTTGCACGAGAGTTTGTAGCTCCTGCAGATGTTGGAATGCTACGCACCGCTTTCATCTGATTAAGCATATCGCTCTTTGTGTTTTTAGCAACATTTGACATGAAAGCATCCTTGTTCTTCAAAAAATAAATGTCTTCAAACGATATTTTATGCTCATCTGCCCAATTCATTAGGTCTTCAAAGTCATTATCATTTACATTCATTTTCTTCTTAAACTCCATAGCTTCACGTTCTTGTTCCGCTTTAGCACTTTTTTCTTGCATGGTCTTTTCTTGAGCAGAAAGTTTTGTTTCTACTTGATTATTGACCGCACGAGAAATCATACTGTTAAAAACTTTCGCGCTATCACTATCGGGGTTTGAGAATGCTTCATCTGAGTCAAATATAAAATCATCAGGAAGATTTAAATCTTCTTTGACACTTTTAGGTTTAGTTCCGTTTTGCACATAATCCCTTATTGTTGATACTAAGCCTTCATCATTTTGTAAGGCTTCCACGAATGGTTTAAAACGGCTCATCTCATCTAGCTCTTGTTTAATTTTTTGAGCCTCACGTGATGAATCTGAATATCGCTTTTTCCAATCAGTTTTATCTTCTTCAGAGTCCACATCGTTTAATTCTGTAAACATGGGAGTTTCTTCAGAGGGTTCTTCTGATTTTTCTTCTTTTTGAGGTTCTTCGCCTTCTTGAATCGCACCATTCACTTCACGATCAAGGTCTTCAAAGAATCCTGTTGTAGAGCCAAATACAGCGTCATCTACATCAGATTGTTCTGTAACTGGGTTGTCTACCGTTTGTGTTTCACTATTCATTTGGTACTCCATTTGATATTAATGAATTCTGTTTGAGCATTTGACGTTGCAAATCAGATTCGGCTTTGGTTCTATCTGCAGAACGACCTTCGGATAATTGTCTATCCATTACTGCTTTTGCAACTTGTTTTTCTCCTTGAGATACTTTTTCTTTAATACCCGCTTGGACCAACTGTCTTGATAGAGTTTCTATTGTACCTTCTCTATCTTTAACTTGCTCTTGTAATTGTTCTAATTGGCTTTGTAATTGTGAGTATAAACTCTTTCGTTGAACGATTTTTTCTTTATTCCGAATGTCTGTTTCAGCAAGTACCGCTATATCGTCTACAATGCCAAGTTTTAACAACTCTTTTAATTCTGCTAAATATGCCCATCTGTTTACAGGGAGTGTTGACCCTGCAACAATACGAACATCAAATTTTGCAGTAGAATAATCGTTCCACTTCCCAATCGCATCTCCATAATCATTATAAATTGGAACATTGATTTCTACTTCTTTCATTTTTTCTATATTATTAGGCTGAACAATTCTCATTACTTTATGAGCCTTGTACACGCCTTGACTAAAATCTTTAACTATCTCACCTAATTGCTTAAGTGATGGCTCTATACTACTTTTTAACCATTGCTTTACCCTACGAGTACCATATTCATCTAATGCAAGTAAGCCTCGATACGTTTCTACGTCTTTATCAGGAGAACCCATTGATGTACCGTAGATACCCGCTAGATACTCCATATCTGCTTTACCATTTTGCACAATTTGATAAAAGGCTCCCGATAATTGGGCTGGCATTACTTCTTTCGGAGATTCAAAACCTTGATTGACAGGCAATAAGGCTCCTGGGGCAGTCGCAAATTTTTCCCAATATGCCGTATCAATGGAACCTTCTTGATACATCCAACGTAAAGAACTGCCCAATGAAGCGTTGTGTATCATAAGCTGATGTGCTTTGTTGATTTCCTGCTGTTTTCCAACCAAGGGGGCAACGGCACTCATTGAAAAAGGTGTTCCTGTCCATTTATACATAAAGGGAACCAGAGGGTAGTTTTCAACAGGCAAAATATCCTCTGAAAGGGTAATATTCCCTGCAACTTTTAATAATTTGATCTGTGACTTATAAAAGAAAACATGGTCTACAATCATCGGAGCAAACTCTTTATCTTCTTTTAATACTTTATATTCTTCTGCGGTAATAACTCTGTTTTCAATGACAGACATTTCTTTTTGTGCTTGAGCCATTAATTGTTGACTAGCAAGAGCCAATTGTGCTTCATTTTCTTTTACTCTTTTCTGAAGTTCAAGCTCCATTCTATCAGGAAGTATTTCTCCACTTTGAACACCTTGTTGTAGTTCATTCTGTAGTTCTTGTAGTTGCACTTCCATCTCGGCAGTCATTTCTGCTATTTGTGTGTCTACTTGCTTTTTAACTTGAGCAAGTTCTTCTTCACTAGGAATCTTTTGATAAAATACATTGCAGAATTTTTTATTTTCTTTTTCATAGACCTCAAAATATTCTACAAGTTCACTTGAAGCTCCCTCACTATCATATCCAGTAGTAATCTCTTTGTACTGAAAATCAGCACTATTAAGTGGTTTGTCTGAATAATCATAATCTGTGGCATGTCTGGAAGAGGATTTTTGAATCTTTGACCTAAATTCAGGATACATTTGAACCAATTGAGCTTTAGGTAATACTTTACGAATAATAACGTGACTTGCATCTCGAAATAATGGATCACGAGACTTTGGGTCGATATAAACATCAAATGGGTCGGGTTGTTGAAGTATTACTTCACCCATTCCATTGTCAGCATTTGGGTCTATTGCAACTTGTAAATATCCAATTGATTTTGTAATGGCATCATTAATGACATTGCTATAAAGCGTTTGACCTTCGGAGTTATTCCATATATAATCAGCAACATCGGAAAAAACTGCTGCAACATCACTATCAGAAGCTTCTACTCCTACGGCTTGCCACCTTGGAGTATTATTGGTAGCATAATAATTGAGCATTTCTACAACAGGAATAATTCGATTAACGGTAAACGTAGGCATTCCTTGCTCACGCAAAGTGTCTACATCCTGTTCAGAAATTTGATTATCTAAATAAAAGTCATGACCTTCTTGATTTACTGTTTCCCAATTTTGTCTATGACTATCGTTGATAGCATCGAATAATCTTCGTACTCTATCAGCTCTTTTGTCTTGCTTTTTAGCCACTAAGCTAATGTCCAACTCTTTGGACGGAACTTGGATTTACGCAGATATGTCCCGTTTTCTTTTACGAGACTCTGAGGAGGAGAGGCGTATTTTACCGCGTAGGCGAGTGCATCAATTACGTCATCATGCGCCATACGGTTCCCAAATGTAACTATTTCATGGTGTAAATCGTAATGGTTTTTTTTAATAAATATTTGACCGACGGCAAACCGTTGAGAAAGTATTCCTTGTATTCTATCACGTTTGGTCATTCTAGTACCAGGTTTTTCTTCTTTCCACTTAACCGAAAAGTCATTTCTACGCATTGCTTCGGATTTTAAAGACTGAAATATCGGTCTAGACATTGTAGTATCTTCTACTACCATTAAATTAGGATGGTATTTATGAGCAAGTTCAAACATATGATCAACTATGCCCAATTTTCCTTCACCTAAAATAGACATAACAGGAAGTCCTCTTTGCCTAATATAATCGACTACATAAACTGAATTATCCATATCAACTGCTACAACCATTAGCACACTATAGTCGCTATCTCTACGATTAACGTCAGTTGCAGGGTCTACTCCAACAAATACTTGAACTGGTTTCATTTGGTCGTCATGCCAAATATATCCTAATTGATGGTCATTATTCCATTCGTAATGCCCATCCCAATATTTAATATGCCGAGAATTAAAAACACTATCTTCTTCACTTTGTACTTCCATCATATATTCTTGATAAAATTTGGCAGGCATGCCGCTATCTCGATAAAAAAGTTTCTTTTCTTCTAATTTTTCTTTAGGGAACCAACTACTCCAAAGGGAATTTCCTTTTTTGTCTATTGCTTTGTATAGTTTTACATCCCAAGCAAAATCTTTTTTATCTTTTTTGGCTTTTTCACTATTGGTAATTAGATTATTAATAAAAGAATCAAAATGCACAGGTGTACCATTGATACGAAGCCGACCAGTATGAGGCTCCAAAGCAGGATAAACAACCGCAGTGATAAGGTTTCCATTTTTAGCTCTAGCTTCTGGAGTAAGTGTATTATTCTCATCTTCAAAATCATCCAATATAATTAAATCGTATCGTTTATGAAGTTTTGCTCCACCACGAATACCCGATACATTAGATTTCGAGAGCAATTTACATCCGTTCTTTAATTCAATATCTTCTTCTGTCCATTTGCGTCCTTTTTGATTACCAAAGTAGTAACGAATCTTGTCATTAAATTCTAAATGAGATTTAATATAATCCATATTACCTGAAGCAAGTTTTTGTGTAGCTGATACCCATCCATAAAACAAGGGATCATCTTGCTTGGCAAAACAGAACGACCATAATATATCGCACTTAGTCAGTACGGTCTTACCATGACCACGAGGCATAATAATTGCTAATTGCTTTTTATCGTGATTCATAATGTCATCAGCAATCTCATAATGAAACCAAGGAGTTTCCGAGCGCATAAAATCGTCGGCTAAAAAAAGCTTTCCAAATGAAAGCATATCTTTATGAGCCATTACGAGAGCTTGTTCCGCTTTGGAAACATTTTCTTTGTTAATGTTTGCCATAAAACCTTTTAGTTGTGCGTTAGCACATTAAAAAACCGAAAATTTTTTCAGTCTTCTTTAATTTCTTTTAACTTAGGTCTTTCTGCGGATTCTAATTGTTTATCATCGAAGCCTTGGAATACGGCTCCTGTGAGCTGAGTCACTTTATTTTTGGGAACAACTTCAGAGGCATCCCATAACATTTGAAAGGCTTTTAGTCTGTCAACGGGTCTATCTGCCCCATCGGCTTCGGCTTTTACGCCACCTAACAAATATTCAAGGTCAATGCCTAGAGTCTTTAACACTTTATCTAGTTCGTCTTTTACTGCTGACACCACTCGCTCCTGTTTAATTAAAATACCACTTTGTACCTTTGCATACTTGCGGTTCGTAGATTTAAACGACTTCAAGTACGCCTCTTCAGGAGATAAGCCATTTGCTAAATACTTAGCAAACATAGCTTCTTGTGCGGTAAGGTTTTTTCGTTCCTTAACCGAGTCAAGATGATTACGATTTCCACCAAACGAATAGATATTCTTTCGTCTATCGGTATCCATCTTTGCAGTAGAGGAACAAATAAATGTTCCTGTACATGTGCCTACATATCTCACCTTGTTTCCTCGGTGGAGCATTTGCCCTGAACGTAGAATCTGTATGACACATCCATCATCAGCATTCACCCATTGCCCTACTTCAGCTTTACGCCAATTAGGAACAATCGGTAAGCCTATAGGGATTTCACTAGCATCCTCATAGACATAATTTCTCTGTTTCTTTATTTCATATTCACGCATCGCCCATCATGGCACCTGCATCATCAACGGCTTGAAACAGTATATTCTTAGTGTTTTGATCTAAACTAGACAAACAATCAACAAACTGCGAATTCATTTCAACATCTATTTCTTTCGATTTTGAATTTAAATCCGTTATTTTTTGCTCGATTGAGTCTACCTCTTCAGTTGTATCATCATAAACGATAGTAAGATTATATTTTTTCATAGCAAAAGTTACACACAGTCATAATATTAGTACCAAATTAAAAAATAAAACTTGATTGTTTCATCTGTAGGGGTTAGCTTGAGCGCGTCCTTGAGCGCAAAAACTACATCTATTTGCGCTTTCAAGGGTTAATATAAAAAAATAAGCAACAGATAATAAAATCTACTTGGACGGAGGTAGTATTATCCAAAAACGATCATTTACAGTACCCTATTGCCCTACCCTATACCCTTACCTAATACAATACCCAATACCCAAAGTTCAAAAATTTAAGCATTTTGATATGCAGCTAGAATTGTTCGTGGGCCCCTTCTGGTTGGGAATCGAGATTCCCTTTTTAGTTAATTCTTAATCTAACATAAAGGTAAAAAAATGAATAAGAATCATAAAACAGTTAATCTTCGTATGAATCAAGAGAATGGTCAGTGGTTGTATAGTCTTCCAGCACCAGTTAACTCTAAGCACGTCAAGTTTGGTAAGGGTCTCACCGTAGAACTTAGGCAACGCTTCACCAGAAATGATGATAATACCATAGTCATCGACCCTAAGGTTAAGGCAGAACAAGATGCCTATAACTATCATTATGGTTTACTCCCTGATGAGTTCACAGGTTTGGACAAACAGGAGGTCATTGAAGCTGGGTATCCAGAGAAAGCCATCATGGATGTAGAGAAAGGAGAGTTAATCATATAAATAAAGCCCTTACGGGCTTTAA